ACTGTAGCTGGCCGGCTGTGCTTGAATATTGATAGTATCTGTAGAATCCAAAACCACTTTGACTCTTCCCAGTGCCGAACTTAGTATTTCCATATCCTTGGTAACCAGCAGTTCATCTCCTGCTTGATTTACTACACGAAAAACAAAACTAGAACCTGCAATATTTACCGGTTTCTGGTCTTGATTTATGAATTCAAAAAGTAGGACATTGTCCACTCCCTTGTTTATTGTCAGTTGTTTTGCGTACACAGGATCGTACCTCGCTGTAAAATACCCACCACTGGTGTCTACCAAAAGTACTCGTACAAGTTGTTGATACAGATAGGCGGTAGTGGAATACATGTTATATTTAGTTTATCCAAAATTTGATGTCCATAAATAACCGCAATGGGAAACAACATCTTTGACAAATTGACAGAAAAATATCCTTTCATAACATTGTGCGTGTATGCCAATGCAGAATATGTGGGAGTAGTGCAGAACAGAGATGACGTTGTGACCACCATCTACGACTTTGGGGCAGTGACAGATCAAAACTCTAAACTGCTGTTTATAGAATTAGCCAGTACCTGGTGGTGGGAAAGCAACAGATCAATTCCTATCAATGTGTTTCTTAGAGGAGACTGGGCACAGTTTCGTTATACCTTGCGCACATTTGTCAACAAAGATTTAGAAATACTGCACGGTCCTGCTTGTAGTTTGTTGGACATAGTACGCAGAAAAGGCAAGCGAAAATCAATTACTCTTGTGCGGAGAATGGACTAGTAAGATTCATGTGTAATGCTACCAGGGACGCGTAGGAAACTGCGTGGCTTTTTTTGAATGTGTAGCCTCGAGATTCGTCACCATCCCACACACTGGCAAACACTTCTGCCCAAGGACGAGTTTGTAAGTGTGCTTTGCCCGGACGAATAACGGATATAAAAGCAGCCATCCTGGGTATTGAATCTGGTTTCATCACCCGTAATAAATCTGTGTAATTGCCCACGTGTGCCAGTTGGCTGGCCCAGGCATGATCTGTCCATAGTCTTTCCCAAGGTGGCGTGGCTGTGAGCATTTGTTCATAGTGTGCAGGGTCACGGACCAACTGATACACACTCATGTTTAGGAAGTCTAGTTTAAAATATCCACGCTGTTCTGCTTCTTGGTAATCTATTGCGGCACACTGATTGACAGGATCCGCAGGAATGTCCGTGAAATAAACTCCGCTATTGTGCTTGCGCACTTTACCATTAACTATCTGGCGTGCCGGAAGATGCCGGATTAGTTTTAACAACTCATCTCTGTTGGCAAAGTCAATATCAATATCCGCGCTCATTACCATCCTGCCTTGTTCAATATATCTTTCACGTATTCTTGATCTGCTGGGTAATTTGTAAACTTCTTTTGCCAGGCGTCCGAGTCAATGTAAGGCCACACCATGGCCACTTGCTCTGTACTAAGTTCACTTAAGAACTTTTGCCCCGACTCTGAATTGTAGATTATCCAGGGACTGATGCGGCCTGCTGTGACAGCATAGCACAAGGCATTGGTGTTGCTATATCGCATCCAATCATGTGGGGGATTGCTAGTTTCTTCTGCCCAACGTATACTGTGTTCTATTGCTCGAGCCAGGGCATCATCCACTGCTTCTACACGCAAGTATTCTATTAGATACTCTGTGTACACCTTGTCGCTACACCAGTTGTCAATTTTCTTTTGTGCCTTAAGCAACCAGGTCATGAAACGTGGGGGAGCAATCACATGGGTGTTTACACAATAGTTTCCAAACTTGACAAACGCTCTGTAATAAGGTGAGTCACAAAAGTCATCGTGTATTTTGTTTCGAGCCGATCCTTGCATGGTTTCATAGAACTTGATGTAGGCTTGAAAACCCATGCGTACACCTGCTTCATCTTTGCTTAAACGTCTGCGCTTGGGCTCACACATGTGAACGGCTATTGACGTTTCTCTAGAAAACGTTTTCTTGCAATAATCGCATACAATGCTCATGCTAATATTTTATGCTCTTGGATGTAGTTTGTCAAATATTCATTTAGTTTCTGGTGATGCCCGGTCATTGGATGTGTCATGTCCGGTGGCACATAGGCATGCCCAGGTGCGTATATTGTGGATTGTACACCTTGTGTATGTTGCCAGGCCACGGCTCTCCAGGACAAGGCATCAATGATTTCTGGACGATTCTTCATTGGATCAAATCTGTGATTGTCAAGAATGTCTTGGTAGAGGTTGTCGGCTTGCTGATATACTAACACACAGTGTCCTCTCATCTTTAAACTATCTATTATGGATATAATACGGTACATTAAATCTTCTGTACGGTCCAGGATACTTTCAGCTTCAAACTTCAACTTGAGTTCTACAAATTCTTCGGTGTTTTTTTCAGACCAGTGTGGTGTCCAACGATTACGGAACTCTTGATTCTGGGGGTTGGTCCAACGCCCCTCAAAGTCATCTCGATCATCTAAAATAGGAATTTCTAATCGGCTCACAAATGTTATACCCAACACATACAACGTATTATATCCAGGATTATAACTGTGTTTATGTGTTGTTCGCAGGATACGACTATTTGCGCTTCCACCAATGGCCAGACTTAATGCATTAACTGCACCAGTGCGGGTTCTAATATCAAGACGTTCGGCCAAGTCCATATGGCCGCCGCCAAACGCATAGTTGGCCATATAACTGCAACCGTTGACAACTAATTGATTAATCATTTTTTGTCCTGTCCAGCACAACGATTGTATTCGTCAATTTCTTTTTGAGTTGTTATCTCGCACATTACATCTATCTCATCATCCTTGTATAAGGGGTACATAGCCATAAGTGCTTTGCGTTTGGCGCTGGCACCTGTTTCTTTTTTCTTGGGGGCGATCCATAGATGTCTAGGTGTACCCAATCCGGGACTCACTGACGTGGCCATGAGCCAGTGCAGTCGAGGATGTTTGCTCACATCAAAGAAGTGTTTGTTCAGTCGCTCGTTGCAACTAATAACATAAAACTCCTGTAATTCTCTTGAGCCTTCTACTGAACTTCCCCAACGTATCATGAGATAGTTTGAAAACTTTTTCTTTTCTTCTGGGGTCAAGTCATCGTAAAATGTCCTAACCTTGCGGTCAAACATACGCATTTCATTGGCAATGTTCAGTTTATCGCTCATCAGTCTTACTCAGTTTGTAGATCATTATAACACGATCCACTGCATCTTGTAAAGTGGGATTGGTTGGTGCCGCACGTCGAATCTCGCCCCACATCTTGTTTTCCATAATATGGTCTCTTAAAGGTCTACCATCATTTGTTCTCGAATCGTAGTCGATCTTGTGTCCATTGATGGGATCATATTCCACACCTGATTCGTATCCTACCACCTGACGTGTGCTGGGATCAGCTCCTGACTCACGGGCATAGATAATACCTTCTGCTCGTTCGTAAATGAGAGTGGCGCCGGGTCTAAGACTGCCCATTACCAAGCCAGATTGTAGTTGACAATTTCACAGTTGCGACTGACATCTTTCACAAAGTACACACAGTCAGGCTCAGCGTCGTCGTTCAAGGGCACGGCCAACATTTGACCGTTCTTGAGTTTGGGTGCATACCAGTTGACTTCGTGATACACATCCAGTATTTCAATATCCGGGAAGGACGGTCTGTAACTGCTTAGAGGATTGAACTGGAATACTTTGAAGCCTCTATCATTGATCGAAGTCAACGGTAGCACTTCTAGGTCACCAACGTCGGGTTCACCTATGAGTATCTGCCAGTCCATGGGCATTTTTATTGTTTGTGTTCCGACACGCAACACCAAGGCAGGTGCATTAAACGATTCTAAAAAGATTAGCGGAATAAAGTGATAGTCTGGGTCTGCTGGGTTTGAGTTGTCAAGTATGGCAAAACGCATGTCATCCACTTCTTCGGGCAAGTGATTTAGATCGTAATAGGTATTGTCCAGTGTTAATATTCGCATGTTTTAATAATACAGTGTTTGTGCAACAAAGTCAACCATTATTTGATCTTCATCCACTCTAGTTTTTCTGAACTGAAAGGATAGTTGGCTTCGCGATAAAAAGTTTTGCGTTTGGTCAGGTGTCGTTTGGCGAATTTACAGGTGCTGGTGATGTCCCAAATTTGCACATGATCTTTGTCCTCTGCTTTTCTGATGCCTCTACCAATACTTTGGATAACCCTAACAAAACTCTTACCGGGCTCAATAAGCACCAGATTAAAGATTCGCGGTATGTTAATTCCAACCGCTGCCACACCGTAAGTGGCCACAATGATTTTGTCTGTTGAGTCTGCAATTTGATCATATTCTTCCTGTCTTTTTGTTCCTTTTGTTGCGCCCGATACAAACACTGCTTTGTCTCCCAGTCGTGCAACCAGTTCATTGCCAGCGGCAACTCTGTCTACCAGTACCAAGGTGTTGCCTGTTTCGTTTACCCGACGTATGAGATCGGCCATGGTGTCCAATCTACCTGACTCTTCCAACAAGTACTTTAGTTCACTTTGATACTCTTTGTATTCCACATGGTCTACCAATTGCACAATGTTCACGTGGCAGTTGGCCAACACCCCTTGCTGTTGTAGTTCGTTGGCACTGAGTCGACCAATCACAGGACCAAGACCCACCAACAGAGCCTGGCTCTCAAACTTCTCTTTGGGAATGGTTCCAGTCAACCCCCATCGAATTGGCACTCTAGCCATCACACCGGTCAGCAAGGTCTTGAGTGCATCTGCCTTGGCCATGTGTACTTCGTCCACAATAACGCATACCACACCTTCCAAGAACTCGTCAATGGTCATTTCGCCCACGCCCGACTTGGTGTTCTTCAACAGTATGTTTAGACTTTGCCAAGTGCAAATAGTGTGCTGGCGTCCATACTCTTTTCTATCGCCAAAATACACACCAACATCTTGCTCCATGTTGATGTAGTCTTTTTCTGTTTGTGTTACCAGACTCTTGTTGGGCACAATCACAATTGAACGTCCGTATGGTGTGACAGCATTTGATAATGCC